GCTGGACTTTTTCCAAGCCAAGCAAGACCAAAAACACGAGCAGGAGCTGGCCCGTCTGGCCAACGAGCGCGATCTGGCCATGGCCAAAGAAGGCTTCCTCGCGCAGCAAAAAGTCGAAGAGTTCCGCACTGAGCAGGTCGCGATGCAGACGCAGGCCCAGATGGCCGAGGCTGAAGCTGGCATGGTCAAAGGCGCCCAAGACCACGACAAAGCGATTCTGGAAAAGTCATCGACATGGGTGGCCAATTACATTGGCACTGTGCGCCCCACGGTGACGTACCTGTTCATCTTTGAGTTGATCGGCATCAACATCTGGATCGCCGCCTACGGCTGGAGCCACCCTGAGCTCATGGCCACCATGGACGACTTCATCAAGTTCACTGACACCGTTTTCACGAGTGATGAGATGAGCATGCTGGGCGGCATCATTGGCTTCTGGTTTGGCTCTCGCGGCTGGCAGAAAAAATGAGAACGTCCGAAAAAGGCATCCACCTGATGCACTTGTTTGAGGGGTACCGCGACAAACCCTACCTCTGCAGTGCGTCGATGTGGACAATCGGCTGGGGGCACGTGATCTATCAAGACCAGATCAAGCTCCCTCTGGTGCGCAAGCCGGGCTACGAAGGCCCGCTGCGCGCCGAGTACCAACTTCACCCGGAGGACAACCGTGTCTGGCCCAAAGAAGAACTGGTCGAAATTTTCAAGAATGACCTCGTATCTTTTGAACGTGGTGTTCTACGACTTGCTCCCAATCTCAATAGTCCTGAGCATCAATCAAAATTTGATGCCTGTGTTGCGTTCAGCTTCAATGTAGGCCTAGGCAACTTTCAGCGCTCGACCATCCGCCAGAAAATCCTGCGGGAAGACTGGGACGGGGCGGCTGAAGCGTTTATGCAGTGGACCAAGGCCGGGGGCAAGGTCCTAAAGGGGCTGGTGCGTCGCCGCCAGGCCGAAAAGGACCTGTTCTTGTCTTGATGGCGCCTTGAGGTTTGCCCTCTGGCCGCCAGCCGCCTATAATTCCGCAACACAGCGCCTGCTGGACCAGCGGCTTCAAACCAAACTGGAGTCCCCATGTACACGATGACGTACAGCAGCCTGCTCGAAGATGTGCGCCGCTATCTGGAGCGAGGCTTTACCGCCGAGAGCGATCAGATTGTCTACGAGCAACTGCCGCGCCTGATCACCCTGGGCGAGCGCCGCATCTCGCGTGAGCTCAAAATCCAGGGCTTCATCCGGGCCGTCACCACCCCCCTTCAAACCGGCGTCGCCACCTACCGCAAACCAGACCGCTGGCGCGACACGGTGAGCATGACCGTCGACGGCTCGCCGATCTTTGCCCGCGCATACGAGTACTGCCGCTCGTACTGGCCAGATGAGGCTGAAACCGGCATCCCCCAGTTTTACGCCGACTACGACTACAACCACTGGCTGATCACGCCAACACCGGCAGCGGACAGCACGCTGGAGGTGATGTACTACGAGCAGCCGCGTTTCTTGGGCGAGGACTTCCAGACCAACTGGCTTACCGAGTACGCGCCTGACCTGCTGTTGTACGCAACGCTTCTGGAGGCCACGCCGTTCTTGAAGAAGGACGAGCGCATCGGCACTTGGCAGCAGATGTACGACCGTGCGGCCCAGGCGCTCAACGGCGAAGACCTCAAGAAAATCATGGACCGCAGCGCCCAAAGGACTGAAGCATGACCTCCTATACCGACGTTTTTGGCGGTGCCAACATCTATCCCAGCGAGATAGATTACAGCGCCGTTGCCTTGGCTGCCGACATTACGCTGAGCTGGCCCGACGAGACCTCGACCAGCTCCAACCTGGCCACCAAGATCATGGACGTCACCCCGGCGTCCTCTGGCCTGGCCATCACCTTGCCGCCCGCCGACAAAACAGGCACCGGCCAGACCATCCTGTTCAACAACCGTGGAGCCTCGACGTTCACGGTCAAGGACGCCGATGGCGTGCAGGTCCTCACACTGGCGTCTGGCGAGCTGTGGCAGGTTTACCTCACCGACAACAGCGACGCAGCGGGCACTTGGGTGGCGCTGCAGTACGGCGCATCGACCTCGATGGTCAACGCATCGTCGCTTGCAGGGACAGGTATTGTGGCTGTCGGCACATTGCTTTCGCAGTCCGTGCCGATCACCTCATTCAACAGCAACTACACCGCAGGCATCAACGATCGGGCTCGTATGTTTGTCTGGACCGGCGCTGGCGGCACGTTGACGCTTCCTGCGGCGACCACGGTCGGCAACAACTGGTTTTGCTACCTGCGCAACTCAGGCTCTGGAGCTATCGTTGCCGACCCAAGCGGCACAGTGCTGATCGACGGCAGCTCCACGCTGTCCTTCCAGCCTGGCGAGTCCGCAATCATCGCCACCGACGGCTCGGCGTTCTACACCATCGGTTTTGGCCAGTCGGCCACCTTTGCCTTCGATTACACATCCATCGACGTGTCCGGCACTGGAGACTACACCCTGACCGGAACAGAGCTTAACCGCATCGCCTACGGCTTCACGGGCACGCTGACGGGTAACCGCAACATCATCGTTCCAGCCACAGTGCAGCAGTACTGGGTCAACAACCAGACAACTGGCGCATACAACTTCACGGTCAAAACCTCTGCTGGCTCTGGCGTCCTGGTGGCCTCCGGCTCGCGATCGATTCTTTACTGCGACGGCACCGATGTGGTCAATGCCGACACGGGCGGCTTGGCCGTGCCCATCCAGGTGTCCGATGGCGGCACCGGCGCGACGACCGCAGGCGCGGCTCGCATCAACTTGGGCGCGACATCGGTTGGCGACGCTGTGTTTACGGCAGCTGACGGCCCGGCGGCTTATGCAGCTCTTGGCGTTGCGCCTTCTGGCGTTGTGGTTGGCGGGACATTCTGATGCCAACGCAAATCCTCCGCTCCCAGCCCGGCATCAAGCGCGACGGCACCAAGTTCGACGGTGATTTCTACACCGACGGGCAGTGGGTGCGGTTTCAGCGTGGCCTGCCGCGCAAGATCGGCGGGTACCGTTCGATTTCCAAATACCTGACCGAGATTTCGCGTGGCTTCATGAGCTTCACGCAGCAACTGTTGCAATATTGCCACAGCGGTGGCCCGAGCACGCTGGAGCGTTTCACGATCGACGCCAGCAAAAACTCCAGCCTGATTTCAGACCGCACCCCAGTGGCTGTGGCCGCAACCGGAACCGTGACGCTGACCGCTGGCGCATCGGGCTCTGTGGACGGCATCACGGTGGACGGGGTGCAGATCATGTCCGGAGCAGTGGCGTTTAATACCGACCTGTCTACCACAGCATCAGATGTGGCCACCAACATCAACCTGCACACATCCAGCCCGGACTACACCGCCGCCGCAGTTGGCTCGGTCATCACGATCACGGCAGTGACAGCAAATGGCGCCACAAACGGATACGCTGTGGTTGCCGCAACAACCGTGATCACAGCCACCGAAACTGACATGGTGGGCGGCTCTGACGCGCTCACGGCCTCAGACGCGAACCGCTGGATGTTCCAGGCCGTGTTCGATTCCTCGACGCAGTACAACGCGCTGCTTGCTCACGTTTCGCCCAACGGCGTGTGCTCCTGCAACGATGTGGGCGGCCAGATTTTCTATGGCGACTTGCTTGGAACCGCGCCCCTGAAAAGCGTGCAGCTTCCCGCAGGCGCAAACGCCACCGGCGGCATCGTGGCGCTGCACCCGTACCTGTTTTACTACGGCACCGCAGGCATTATTGGCTGGTCGGTGGCGGGTGAGCCCACTGACCTGAGCGGTTCTGGCTCTGGCATCGCCCGGGTGTGGAGCCAGAAGATCATCAAAGGCCTGCCCCTTCGTGCAGGCTCTGGCTCGGCGCCTGCTGGAATCTTCTGGGCCTACGACGCGGTGATTCGTGCCACCTTCACAGGCGGCTCGACCGTTTTCCAGTTCGACACCGTGGCCACCGACACCTCGATCATGTCGGCGGACTCCGTTGTGGACTACGACGGCGTTTTCTACTGGGCTGGCGTGGACCGGTTCTTTATGTTCAACGGTGTGGTGCGCGATGTGCCCAACCAGCTGAACATCAACTACTTTCTCGAAGGCCTGAACCCACAGCAGCACAGCAAGGTGTTTGCCTGGAAGGTTCCGCGCTTTGGCGAAATCTGGTGGGCATACCCCAAGGGCGACGCCACCGAATGCACGCACGCCGTGATCTACAACGTGCGCGAGAACACTTGGTACGACACGGCCTTGCCAGCATCTGGCCGCTCAGCCGGTGGCTACAACAACGCGTTTATGTCCCCGATTCTGGTGGACGCAGTGCCAACGCCCAGCGGCTACCGCACCTGGGTGCATGAGCAGGGTGTGGACGAGATCGACGGCACGCTGGCCGCGCCTATTCAGTCCTACTTTGAAACAGCGGACTTGTCGTCTGTGGCTCAAGGCCAGGACGGCTATTTGCGCATCACCGCCATCGAGCCAGACTTCGTGCAAAAGGGCCCCATGACCGTGCAGGTCACCGGCCGTGCCAACGCCCGCGCACCAGAGGTCTACAGCTCAATCTTCACCTTCCCTGAACAGGCCGACCAGCCGTTCGAGCAGATCGTCATGCTCAAGGAGCAGCGACGCGAGCTGCGTGTGCGCTTTGAGTCCAACGCGCTGTATGGCGACTACCAGATGGGCCAGATCATCGGCCACATCGACGCAGGCGACAGGACGGTGCTGGGATGAACATCACGCTTCCGACCAACATGGAGCTGCTCGACTGGTCGTCCCAGGTCATCCTGGACCTCGACCCGTATGGCGCTTTTGGTCGGTTGCAAGACCCGGACCGCTGGCAGGACTGGGGCGTGCAGTTCCTAAACAACACGACGATTGGGCGCAACTTGCCCAATCCTTACGGATTCACAGATTGGCGTGAGTGGGCCGAGCGACTGGTGGGCGCCCTGTCATGAAATACATCGGCACGCAACGCGAGCAGGAGGCGATTGCCTGGGCCAAGGATGTGCTTGGTATTGAGCACCCCGTCGGTTTTTGCCGCGCTTTGTCTGCGGTGGATTGCGATGGTGGTTTTGCTTTTGTGGTTGTGCTCTCAAATTTCACAGAGACAAACGTGGACATGCACACCGCCGCAAAGCCCGGTGCCGAGTGGGCAACGCCGCGTGCTGCGATTGAGATGTTCCGTGGCGTGTTCGAGTTTGCATTCGACCACTACCTCGTGCAGCGCGTGACAGGCCTTGTGCGTGCCAAGAACACTGCGGCTCGTCGTTTTGATGAGCACATTGGATTTCAGCTCGAGGGCGTGATGCGCCGGGCTTTCAAAGACGATGATCTTTGCGTTTACGGTTTCTTGCGCGAGGATTACATTTCACACAGATGGAATCGGAGTAAATGATGGACAAGCAAACAATCATGGCGATGGCCGCCAACAACCCGCAGGTGGCGCAGGCGGCGGACGTCATCGAGGCGCGAATCTCGAACATGCCTGGCATCACCGAGCAGATGATCGACCAGCTGGTGGCCACGTTGGAGTACGTGCTGCAAAACCCGCAGGAATACCCGCAGGTTCGCCAGGCTGCCATCCGCGCAGGTTTTGGCTCTGAGCAGGACTTCCCCGCCGAGTTTGACCCGGTGTTGATTGTTTCTATGCTGGTCGCTTTGTACGAGGTGCAGGCCCGTTACCAGTCTGGTCAGTCCCAGGCGTTTGCACGCGGTGGCTTGGCCCGTGCTGCGCGTGAGGTTGCCGCTGCAGGCCGTGGTGGCGACACCATGCTGGCGCACATCAACCCGCGTGAGGCCTCCATGCTGGCCCGCATGGGCGGCGCTGGTACCGTGAACCCGATGACCGGTTTGGTCGAGTTCAAGGGTGGCGTTGGCAAGCTGATTGCGGCTGTTGCGCCGGTGGTGCTGTCGATTGTGGCGCCCGGCATCGGTACTGCAATCGGTGGCGCTTTGGGTGCAACGGGTGCCGCAGCCAGCGCCCTGGGCGGTGCCGTGATTGGCGGCGCTTCGTCTGCTTTGGCTGGTGGCGACCCACTGAAGGGCGCTCTTGGCGGTGCAATCGGCGCTGGTGGAGCTCAAGCATTGGGTGGCGCAGTAAACAGCGCTCTCGGCACAAGCCTTGGTACCACGGCCCAAAACGTGGTCGGCAGCACGCTTGCTGGCGCAGCCCAGGGCGCACTGAGCGGCCAAGGTGCAACGGCTGGGGCTTTGCAAGGTGCGCTTGGCGGCTCCATCGGCAGCTCGCTGTCTGGCATGGCCAGCGGTATTGGCGGTGGCCTGGGTGCTGGTCTGCAGACTGCAGGCACGCAGTTTGGCAACGCGCTGACCATGGGCGCTACGCCACAAGAGGCTGCGATGCAGGGCGGCTTGGCAGGCCTTGCCTCTGGCATGACATACAAAAACCCGCTCTACGACATTACGCCTTCCGAGACTGGAGGCCTTGGCCTGAAGGCACCATCGGACCTTGCGGTGGACAGCCTAGCCACGCCGGGCGCTGTTGACTACAGCCTTGCACCCGCACCATCGACCTCTCCCATGGCGTCCTCTGAGCCTGTCTCTCCGCTTGCCCAGCTTGCGACGGCAGAGCCTGCGCCGGTTTATGAACCGGCAGCGTATGAACCGGCAGCGTATGAGCCTGCTGCGCTTGGCTCTGGCATCACCGCCCCGGCAAACATGGGCACAACAATGACGCCTGGCGAAGGTTGGGTCCCAGGCACGGCAACGGATGCGTTTTCCATTCCAGAGGCTGCACCAACGTCTGCTCAG